AGAGCAAGGAGGGAATCGAAATTATGTGCCGTGCTATTGAAGATATGAGAAACCAGACATTGAAAGAGGGAATGAAAGAGGTTGCGCTCCGTATGTTGGCGGCTGGCAAATATGCCTTAGAGGAAATCGTTAATATTTCAGGACTTTCTCTTGAAGAGGTCAAACAACTAAAAGTTGACAGGGGCGTTTGACACTCCCCATACCTAAAGGAAGGGGATTCTTGCTTCCTCATCATGGCTTACACAATCTCCACAAGCGTTAATTCGGGCAGAAACTGCCCGAATTAACGCTTGTGGAGATTGTAGGTTACGAAGTCGATGAAGCAGGAAGCCCATTGGCTTTAGACAATGGGTAGTTTATAAATGTACGACTAAAAAATAATTTTCAGATTTCCGTCATCAAATATACACTCTTTAACAATCTTCCGGATTAATTCATTCTTTTCTTTGTATTCCAGGATTTCAAAATTATCCAGCAGATAGCAAATTTGATTGTATACATAATCAATTGTATTCTCCTTTTGCTTCATAAGTCCTGCCTGACGGCGGCCATCCTGAATATCTGATTCAATCAACTGAAGCTCTGCATCCAGTTGATTGATCTGGCGGAGAATATATTTTGCTGATGCCTGGCCGTCCGCTTCTTCCAGGATGGCTGTCAGATTGTTGATTTTAGTTTCTATAGAATCACGCCTGCGGAGAGCCGATTTTTCATCAAAGACCGGAAAATCCTGAAAATCCTGCAGGATGATTAAATCTTTGTTGAGCTTCAGCTCCTTGAGCTTTTTAAGGAACAGATCATCCACCTGATCTAATTTAATATGGTGAGTATCACAGTAAGCGGCACCCTTTCGGTCCCGGACGGAGCAAAGATAAGAGCGGTATTGCACTCCTTTCTGATTATATACTTTAGTAATCGTCCTGTGACCGTTGCTGCAGCGGAGAACGCCTTTTAAGATGCCGACCTCATATTTGGATGTCCGTATTTGTTTATTGGTGCCCATACGGCGCTGTGCAGCGACCCAATCCTCTCCGGAAATTACCCAGTCATGAATTCCAAGCGCAACCGTAAGAGGCGAAGAAGCGCCCTCTCTGCGTCCGCTCCGGCCGTACCCAATCAATCCCCTGGAGCCGTCAAAGATCAGATCGGCATGCTCCGGAAGGATATATTCTTTTTCTCTGAAATAAGCGAGAGCAGCCGCATCATTCCGGCAGTACACGGGATTGGTCAGGATAAAGTGAAGCTGGTTTGTTGCCATATATTTTCCGCTTGAAGTTTTCATTCCATGATCCCGGCAGTAACGCTCCAGCCTGGTAATGGACATCCCATCCAGAAACAGGGAGAAAAGCTGCCTGACAAAAGGAATGGTCTCTTCATCGACCACAAGGAAGGAATGCTCCTTGCCCGTAACTGTTTTACGGACAGTTTTCATCCCCATAGGCGTCCGCCCGCCTGTCCAGAAGCCGCACTTTGCCATTTCCAGCATGCTGTCAGACACACGCTCGGATGTGTTTTCGCGCTCCAGTTGGGCAAATGCGGCAAGAATATACATGACAGTCCTTCCGATAGGGGTGGAGGTATCAAAGCTCTCCTTGACGCTTACAAAGCTTACGCCATGCTCCTGAAAGACAGCAAAGGTATTTGAGAAGTCCTGGACATTACGGCTGATACGATCCAGCTTGTATACCATGACAACATCCAGGAGACCGCTGCGTACATCATTCATAAGCTGTTTGTAGCTTGGACGGTTGACGTTCTTTCCGGAGAATCCCTCATCTTTATCATAAATCATATACTCCAGTTCCTGACCGCGGTAAATGATGGAAGCATATTCTTTGCAGAGCTTCACCTGAGTGGAAACAGATTCACTGTTGTCCCGGTATACAGATTTCCGCGGGTAAATTCCGATTCTCATCCTATTATCCTCCTGTACAATATATGCGCCTTTGCTCCGGCGCAACCGTAAAATGGCATGTGACTTTTATCAATAAAAGCCGTAAAACCCCTGGCTTCAGCTATGGGGATATAAGGCTGAATACATATATTCTATATAATAAAATAAATATCAGTTGTATTAAATATTGTACTGTTGTATAATACAAATATGAACAACTCCTATAAATCTAACAATAACATCGTCTATTCCTGCAAATATCATGTAGTATGGTGTCCAAAATACAAACGCAAAGTATTAGTAAATGAGGTAGAGACAAGGCTGAAGGAGCTTGTAAAACAAATATGTGAAGAGAACCATATTGACCTCCTGGAAATGGAACTCATGCCGGATCATATACATCTGATGCTGGAAGTAGATCCGCAGTTTGGAATACATAAAGCTGTAAAAACCATTAAAGGCAAAACTTCACGGATACTCCGCCAGGAATTTCCGCACCTGAAAACAAAACTTCCGACACTATGGACCAATTCCTATTTTGTGTCTGCTGTAGGCGGTGCGCCGCTTGATGCTGTAAAACAATACATTGCAAGCCAGAAAACTTCACAAAGGAAATAATTTCATGAAAAAGGGCGTTCAGTTTCGGATCTATCCAAATAAAGCACAAAAGAATCTCATAAACCAGACGTTTGGCTGCTGCAGGCTCATCTATAACAAAGGCCTTGCCATGCGTGAGGAAGCCTTTAAAATCGGAACGAAAATTGGCTATTCACAGACTTCTGCAATGCTTACGGAGCTGAAAAAACAGGATGATTTTGCATTCCTGAAGCTTGTTGACAGTATAGCCTTACAGCAGACCCTCCGTGATTTGGACAGGGGTTTTACAAACTTTTTCCAGAAACGTGCTGCACATCCAACATTCAAAAGCAAGCATAATCACCGCCAGAGCTACCGGACGGTTAACCAGGGCAGCATCCGTATCACCGGAAAATATATCAAACTCCCGAAGCTTGGATATGTGAAATTCTGCCAGTCTATGGAAGTTGGTCATATCAATCATGTAACCGTCGAACGCACCCCAACAGGAAAATATTTTGTCATTCTTAATGTAGAATTTGAGCCGGAACCACGGCCTAACCAGGGCGGCGCCATAGGGATTGATATGGGTATCAAATCTTTCTATTCTGACAGCAACGGCAATACAGTTGCAAATCCGAAGTACTTAGAGAAATCCATGCGCCGGCTCATCAGGGAGCAGCGCCGGCTTTCCCGCAGGAAAAGAGGCTCCGGGAACCGTGAGAAGCAGCGCGTCAGGGTTGCCTCCGTCCATGAAAAGATAACAAACCAGCGGAATGATTTTCTCCAGAAACAGTCTGCAATGCTGATACGTGAAAACCAAACGATCTGCATAGAAGATTTAAAGGTTTCTAATATGATAAAGAACCATAAGCTGGCACAGTCCATCAGCAGTGCGTCCTGGTCAAAATTCTTTGAGATGCTTGCATATAAAGCGCTCTGGTACGGAAATGACATCATCAGGGTTCCTGCTTCCTATCCAAGCAGTCAGCTTTGCAGCCGCTGCGGCTATAAAAATCCTCTGGTCAAAGATCTCCGTGTACGCAAATGGGAATGTCCTGTCTGTCACACAATCCATGACCGGGATCAGAATGCAAGCAGAAATATCTTGAAGAAAGGGCTGTCACAAATAGCCTGAAAAAATAAATATACCGTAGGGCATACGGAAATCTACGCTTGTGGACATTGTGTAAGCCATGATAATCCTCCGGGATAATCATGCAGTAGTGGAGGAAGCAAGAATCCCCTTCCTTTAGGTATGGGGAGTGTCAAATATCAGGACAGCAGGTATTTCTGCAATGCCTGCTTGATTTTAAGACGATCCTCCCGGACAACATTATCAGTATCATCAATACGGTAGCGTAAAAGAGGAATTCCTAAAGAATCGAAAAGTGAATCTTTAAATTTGTCGCGGGCCTGCTGTTTTTCAAGGGCCTTTTGTCCGTAGGTAGGTAAATGGTGGGAGCTGCCGTCCAACTCAATAATAACAACAGGCTTGTACAAATAATAACTGGATGCCTTGTCTTTTACACGCCGGCAGATTACATAGTCAACACTTTTGGCGCGTATATTTTGCCCGGCAATTCTGCTTTTTGCAAAATCACCTTCCACATTTGATGAGATACCGATAAATGCATAAAGGCTGACCTGCGGAAAAACAGAGTAATTTTTTCTTTGATCGGGTGATAAAAATTCATTCAGAGCGCAATTTATGTAATAGAACATCCGGGATTCATTCCGGTTCATACACGAGCTTTTTAAATAGTAAAATTCGTCCGGGGATGTAAGAAGCTGATCTTCAATGCCTGATTCCCTTTTGGGGTAATTATTCTTCTGCCGGCTCTGTAATTTTTCTTCCTGTAATTGCTCTATTTCAAGATTTTTTTTAATGAGTTCGGATTTTAATTTCTTTAGATTAATCAACTTTTGGAAAATAAAAAGAATAATAATAACAAGAATTATGTGCTTTGGTTCCATGAGTACCTCCCTATTGATACAAACCGGAATTTTTTCTTTCGTATGAAAAAGCGGCAGGGGTATAGAGCCGCCAAGTGTTTTGTAAAAATTTACTAATCATTATCAAGCGGCGCACCGCCTGCAGTAGACACAAAATAGGAATTGATCCATAGTGTCGGAAGTTTTGTTTTCAGATGCGGAAATTCCTGGAGGAGTATCCGACTAGATCCATTTCCAGGAAGGCAATACGGTTCTCTTCACATATATTTTTTTGTAATCGTACATATTACCAGTATGAGAATTTTGCTGGATGATTACATGTGTAAACACAATCTTAATGACCGCCAGGTAGAAGCTCTTACAGGAGTGCCCAAATCAACGGTGAACCGAATCAGGAATAGTCTGGTGAGTCCAAATCTGGACACCCTGGAGCAGCTGGCGAAGGGTCTTCATATCCGTATTTCCGACCTTTTTGAATCTGATTACAAGTGATTTGTCCCAATATTGGGGCAAATTCCGAAATTCTGTCAAATTTCGTGCCTCTGATCGTTAATTATGTATAAGAAAAAAATAAAAGAACAAATGTTCAAAATGATATTGAAATCATCTGGATGATTTGATATTATTAAAGAACAAATGTTCGTAAAAAACGGAGGCGATACATATGGATGTAGCTGAGTACAAAAAACGGATTATTGACATTCTGCAAAATGTCGAAGATGAAAAAATCTTAAGAAAGATTTATACGTTCGTCAAATATTTTGTTTCTTAAAGGATAGGACAGGCTTTGGTCTGTCCTATTGCGTTAAGTGTGTAAGTGTTTCTTTAAGTAAAGTTTGGATTATGCTCTTATTTGCCGGGTTTAATTTCCCATACGCTAAAACAAATCCTGTAACGGCCTTTGTAACAATGTCATTCTCATCTTTCAGAAGGAGAGCCATGTATTTCATTACCTCGTCTTCTTCAGGTACTTCAATAAACATATTGCCTTCTCCAGTCCGAAGCCAGGTCTCATTTACATTAAATTCTCTACATATCAAAGAAATAACAGCATCAATTGGATCATTTCTGCCGCTCTCGTATGTTGCGATAGTATTACGCTTTATGCCGATTTTGTTTGCAAATTCCTGCTGAGTCAGTTCTAATTCTCGTCTTAATTTTTTGATCCGGTCATTCAAATAGTTAGTCCCCCTTTCTTAGGTATGATTATAAAATAAAGATAGTCGCATGTCAACAAAAGTTCTCAAAATCACAAAAAATAGTTGACAAATGACAATATGAGACATACAATAGTCTCAAAACAACAGAAAGGAGAAATAACATGATGACAGATGAAAAGAAGAAAGAAATTCAGGAACTGGTTAATAACTACATGAAGCTACCGGAGTTAAATCAAATAATTATTAAATCTAATGTGGATATTTTGGTGGCAAGTCAGGAAGCTCAGGAGAAAAAAATAGAATTGGTGGCAGCACTCTGAGAGGAAATAGCGGAAAATCAAGAGATACGGACAACCAGTATTTACATATTTTTACAAAGGGGGGTGTCTTATGGCAAAACAGGAATATACATGTACCGTTGAATTTACAGAAGGATGGCAGAAAAGAGTAACGGACGCGTTTGTTTCCCTGTATTACAAAAGGCTGAAAAAGGGAAAAGAAAACGAACAAAAGGAAAACAAGAGGGCATCCGCGTAGGGATGCCCTGACAGGACAAGCATACGGCACGGGAGGCCCGGCGGCGGGCAATCAGTTTTTTCCAGAACAATATCCATC